CTTCCATTAACAGTCAATTTATATTCGTTCCCGTATGAAGCCCCCTTGATCCATACCAAGGCTTCGTGTGCGCTAGGCCGCGCAGTTGCGGGAGCCGTAGCGGTTTTCATTGCAGGAATCTCTTTTACATTCGTGATGAATGTGTAGTCAGCAATCGTTACACAACGAATATCAGAGCGAGCGTTAGTAACCGAGCTTAAATATCCAACTCCACTCGGCTTGTTAACAGTCTTTGAATTCCCCTCAAGATCAAAAACTTTAACGTCGTTATTGCTTACAACTGCAAGATATTCTTCAGTATTATCCCTAAGAATACTATGGATGAAACTGTCTCCAAGGCTGGTGCTGCTGACTTCAGCCAAGACTTGCGAGGAGTCTCTTTTTCGTAAACCCTCGACAATTGACGACATTCCATTGATTTGTATCTCTCCTTGTGATGGATCTCTTTGAGCGTCAGGTTGTTGTGAGATTCCCTGAGAAAGATTGGGAATCGAATAAGAACGTAATGCCATTAGAGTCGAATACCAAGACTGGTTCTACGAGTAGCTAATCCTTTGGCAGGGGCATAAGTCGGGAAAGGTAAATAGTTTCTATCTCCTGTTAACAAGTTTGGTTGTTGTTGTTGAAGCTCCATTCGTTCAAGGACAACTTGAGCAGCTCTTTCATCCTCTGCTGTATATCTAAATGAATCGGTTGAACCTAAAACCCTTGCCGAGAAAACTCTTGCAGCTCTAATTGTTATCCATCTGTTGAACGCCTCTGGTGAATCATCCCAAGAGAAACCCCAAACAACATTGGCTAAAACTTCATTGATATGTTCCTCAAAAACCGTAGTCCTTCTATCCATGTCATATAACTTTTGTCCTCTTAAAACGTAACGATTGGCGTATATATATTCATCTAACTGCCACCTCAAAACGTTGGCTGGAATCGTTACCTCTCCAGTTGAAGAGTTTTTAGTGAACGGATAATCATTCTCCGTGTTCCAGCTCCATCCTTTAATCTGGCCTTCCTTGTGCATTTCGAGAAGCGTTCTCTCAGCAATACGAGCATCCGTAATTTGCTCGTCTTCCAAGGTGTTTACTGGTTGTTCACCAATGTTTTCTAAAAGAATATTTACCGCATCTAAAAGAGTTGATCTCCCTGGAACGGCTGACTGGTTTTGTAAACCCATAAAACTATTACAAGGGCGTTGCGTTCATTGTATTAGGTAGCAAAAAAAAGAGCCAGCTTTCGCTGGCCCTCCTTAGCAATCTTCCCAAATTTAATCTAATTAAGGAATTACAACTTTACAAGCTGACTCTGCTCTAAGAACTCCCATTCCCAGTGCTTGTCTTGCAACAAGTAAATCCGCCTGGTGAACAACCCTCCACTCTTCTCCTGTCATCTGTAATGAAGGTGAAAGTAGAGAAACAACTCCAACGGCTTCCTTGTTAAAGATGAGCCCCTTACACTTACTCAAATCTTGCTGATAATCAGCGTTATGATCACCCGCTACAAGCGTGTAAGCACTCTGAGTTACGTGATTTGAACTGAATATCGGAATACCCGCAACTTGTAGTGTGCGGCCATCCGCGATGGTTCCAGATCCACCAAAGTCAGCGTTGATAGCACGACTTGATTGTGTGATGAGGTAGTAATCCTCTGGAGTAAATACCGCGTACATGTCGTCGATACTTACATCCTTCTCTTCAAAGCCAACACGAGCATCAAAGATCGCGTTAACTAGAGCATCACCTTTTGCCTGACGGGTAGCAGAACCACCTGTGTAATCAGTTCCAAGGGTGATTCCTTGACCTGTTCTTCCGCTGTTAGAAGACTTGTTCAAAGGCTCAGTTGAATTACTTGCCGCTGCAAAGATTAGTCTTGCAACACGTTTATCGTATTCAACGCCTAAGGCCCTTCCTAATTCCTTGGTATAAATTTGCCTAACGTCGAAGTAAGACATTAATTCGTCCACGTTATAGATCGCCGCATCAGCGACCATCAACGCATCAAGACTGATTACACGTTCGTTGATGTCCGAAGGATCATTGATCGTTCCGGTCAGCTCTGTACCCGGTTGATGGTACGCCGCCGTCATTTTACCCGTGATTGGGAAGGCTACGCTTTTGCCGCCTCTTATGTTTCTTTCGCGTGTTTTGCCTTTGAAAACACAAGATGTCATGAACGCTTCAAGAACCTCGGCAGAACCGAGCTTCAACATCAACGCTCTATCCGTATCTAGACCAGAAGCACCAGCACCCCAAGTGGCGGCTGCGCCTTTAACCTGACCAATACGGCTGAGAGTAACAGCCATAATTAGCTAATTTTTTTTAAAAAATACTTTTGGTTAGATCGCCCGTTCCTCCGCTACTCAGGTTATCCACCTTAATGGGCCTAGTGCTTTTGGTTGCGTTCTTACTTAAGGCTATCCCACGCAGGACTTCTTTTCAACATTTCTTTTACTGAATCTCGATAAGTTCCATCTAAATCATATATTTTTTGTCCTTTATCATTTGTTTTACTTAAAGCATCTAATACTTGTTGCTGACTTGTAAATGTAGTTTGACTTGGTACATCTCCACCCCCTATGAGTTTAGGCTCTATAACAGCATTAGGATTTGCCATTTCTATTTGTAATGATCTAACTGCCCAACGAATTGAATCTGGGTTTCCTCCATCAATCGTCTCGTTATAAGCCTTTAAAGTTTCTGGATTTAGATTCTTGCCAGCCCAATCAGCGATCTGATTGAAAGCAGCATCACCTCCTAATTCATCTTTTATCTGCTGCTCCTCTGCATCTGTCATCACCTTTTGAGCAGACTCCAGATTAAGACCAGCACGAACACGACTTCCTTCTAAATACCTTTCAACAAGATCTCTAGGAAGACCGCCTTTCTCAACAATGTCACTCACATAATTACTTACATCTTCCCCTGCATAAAACTTTTCACACATCTCAACTGGATTAACTTCAGCATTTTGCAAAGCAGTTGCTACTTCTGTCCCATAGAACTTCTCTCCAACTTCAAACGTATAATTTTCAATTGATTCAGGCCAATTAATTTCGTCCGTAGTTGATTCTTCAGCCTTTTCCTGAGTCTCAGGTTTTTGCTGTTGATTCTGAGTGAACTTCCTTTGTAGTTCGGCGTAAGACTTAGCTAAATCTTCTGTACTTTTAAATTTCTCTAAGACTTGTTGAGCATCTTCATCAACCTGACTTTCTTGTTGAATCTGTTCAACTAATTCTTGTTGATCAGGACTAGCTATTCCCTCTTGTCCTTCAGGAATAGTGAGTTGTGGAGTGCCTTGTGGGGTCGCGGTCATTGTGCTTCTTGGGGTGGATTTGCAATTTCATTAGCGGTTTGAGCAGCATTAGCTAACTTCTGCGGATCACCCATAGCTGATTGCAGTAAAGCTTGCTGTTGTGCTTGCTCCTGGGCTTGCTGTGCTTCAGCTTGTAGCTCTTGCTCAGTCTTGATTAAGCCCAAAGTGTCTATGCCCATTGAATAAGCAAGACGAGTAATTAACTCAGTAGGTTTTACGTACTGGGCTAATCCCTCTGGGCCTATGGTTTGACCCAGAGTTGTTGTAAATCTGACTAATTGCTCTAAATCATTTCCTCTTCCAACTGCTGCTAATCCAACCGTCATTACAACTTTCACTAAATCAGGAGGTAACTTAGGAACTTTGTTTTCTCTGGTGAGAATATCTAACTTCCTAGCGACGTATGGAACTTGAAACTCTGTAGTGAGGATGCTGTATATGCTTCCGAGGCTATTTTCCACTTGAAGGGCTTGCAAACGCACTTCTTCCGCGGTGACGCGCTCCGCATTTCGCTGATCATTAAGCATAAAAGCCTGTGATAGCCTACGTTCTATCTGTTCTTTTCCTTGCATCGCTACGGATAGATCGGACGATTTCTGAACTTGCAAAGCAAGCACATCGTTGGGATCTCCTGTAACGAAACTTCCATTAGGAGCCTTAGCTAAATCAGCAGCTTTCGTAACACCACTTGGCTTTACGAGAAAACGTACCGCTGCTGACGCAAGGCTACCCTCTGCAATTGCCTGACATAACGCCTCAACTGTTTGTAAGTCAGCTATTGCCGCAGACTCTACATATCCCACTCCGTAGGCTTGACTGTCAATTCTAGTCATACGCAATGGGAGCCAGGGACTTAAATCTTTAGGGGCTCTTCCTTCACTTCCTTCAACGATTTTTCCTTTCACCTCCTGATGCCACTTAACTTGATCACCTTCCCACTTGATATGGGTGTAAACCTTGCAATTCTTCTCTTCTTCCTTCGCTTCTAGTGGTTCAGGTTGCTTATAAAGTCCTTTCAAGTCCTCTTCTTCTTCCTGTTCAAGCATTTGCCTAACTTTTTCTGGCAATGCGTAGTAAGGAAGTTGCTCGCAAGTGACAATCTCAAGGGGATTACCCATTGGATCGCGGAAACAAACGTAACGATTGAGATGAAATACCCTTAATCCCTCTGGAGCAACATATAAA